TAGTTGTTGAAAATACTAATCTTTACTACACAACAGCAAGAGCAAATACAGATTTTGATTCAAGATTATCTACTAAAGATACTGGTGACTTAACAGAAGGTAGCAACTTATATTACACAACAGCTAGGGTTAATACAGATTTTGATACTAGACTAGCAACTAAGTCTACTTCTGATTTAGCAGAAGGCAATAACTTATATTACACATCAGCTAGATTTGATTCTGCTTTTACATCTAAAGATACAGATGATTTAAGTGAAGGAACTACTAATTTATATTACACAACAACAAGATTTAATTCTGCTTTTAGTAATAAGACAACTGCTGACCTAACTGAAAACACAAATTTATACTATACAGATACAAGAGCTAACTCAGCTATTGATGCTAGAGTAACTAAAGCATTTATTGATGCTCTTGGTATACAAGCAAATACTGTTGCTGCTAATTCAGTTGCACTAGGAACTGATACAACAGGTAATTATATTCAAACCATTACAGGAACTGCTAACAAGATCACTGTATCAGGAAGTGGTAGTGAGTCTGCAGATGTAACACTATCACTCCCTGATGATGTGCAAATTGCAGATAGCCTAACAGTAGCAGGTAATTTAACTGTCAATGGAACTCTAACATCCTTAGACACAACGAATTTAGATATAGAAGATAACCTATTCCAACTTAATGCAGGTCTAACAGGAAGTCCTGTTAATGATTCAGGTATGCTTATTAATAGAGGTACTTCTGATAACAGCATCTTTATGTGGGATGAATCTGTTGATAAATTTACAATGGGTCTTACTACAGCAGATGGTAGTGCTACAGGAAACATAACACTTAACTCACTAGGAACTTTAGTAGTTAATGTAGAGGGTAACTTAACAGGAGCAGTTACTGGAACTGTCTCTAGCCTATCTAACCATGATACTGCTGATTTAACTGAAGGCTCTAACCTTTACTATACTCAAGCAAGATTTGATTCAGCCTTTACTGCTAAGTCTACAAGTGATTTATCAGAGGGTACTAATCTTTATTATACTGATGCTAGATTTGATACAAGACTAGCAAGCAAAGATACTGATGATGTATCTGAAGGTACTAGCAATCTTTACTATACTTCTGCAAGATTTGATTCTGCATTTGGTGGTAAGTCTACAAGTGATCTATCAGAAGGTACTAATTTATATTATACAAGTGCAAGAGCTAACACTGATTTTGATACAAGACTTGCAACAAAAGACACTGGCGATTTATCAGAAGGCTCTAATCTTTATTACACTGATGCAAGAGCACAAGCTGTTTCTATAAACAATGTTGTAGAAGATACAACACCACAATTAGGTGGGAATTTAGCATCTAATGGCAATGACATATTGTTTGGCGATAATGACAAAGCTATCTTTGGAGCAGGTTCAGATTTACAGATTTATCATAATGGTAACCATAGTTATATTGATGAAGTTGGCACTGGTAGATTATATATAAGAGCACAAGATAATATTACTTTTACAAATGCAGATGGTTCGGAAATATATGCAAACTTTGGAATTAATGGTTCAGTAGGGTTAAGATATGATAATGCTCTAAAACTAGCCACAAGCTCAACTGGGATAGACGTTTCAGGCACAGCCACAATGGATGGGTTGACTGTTGATGGTGCTAGTGACTTAAATGGGAATGTAACAATTGGCACATCTATTACAACTTTATTAAGTGGTAATGATATTGATTTTCAAAGAGCAGGAGATTCTTATTTAAGTCAAACAGGTGGTGGTTCTTTATTTATAAGAACTAATGATGGTAGCAGTAATAAGGTTAGATTAAATGTTTCTCCTATTGGAGACATCTCCTTCTACGAAGACACAGGCTCAACAGCTAAGTTCTTTTGGGATGCAAGTGCTGAGAGTTTGGGTATTGGAAACACATCTCCTCTTGGCAAACTTACAATTTCTAATGCAGCAGGTGCAAATGCACCAACAACTGTAACAGCAGCTAATACTTACTTACAGCTTGGTAGTGATGATTATGGTGCATCTAACAATGGTAAGTTTATGATTGGCTTTGGTTATACCGATGCTACTAACACAAACTCTCCTGCTTATATGGGATATGAAGAAACATCTACCTCAGGAGACACAAAAGGTGAACTCACTTTTTATACAAGAGATGTAATTACTGATACAGCACCAACAGAAAGAATGAGAATTACAGATGGTGGCAATGTTGGTATTGGGACTAGTTCAGTAGACCAACATCTTCATGTAGAAGGTAGTGGAACTCAAGCTATAAAAGTTGAAACAACTGCTGATGATTATGCGATTATGCAATATAAAACTAGCACTAGTAGTTTGTGGCAAAGTTTTGCTTCCCCATCTAACGACTACAGAATAGGTATTAGTGGTGTTGGTGATGCTTTAACTATTGATTCATCTTTCAAAGTTGGAATTGGAATGACATCACCTTTGTCTGTAGCAAGTGGTTATGGTGCATTGACTGTTGGTGGCTCAACTGGTGGCGGTATTATATTTAGTAATACATCTTCAGGTCATGGTCAGGTATTCGCAAATAGTTCACAACTAACAGTAGATGCTTTTAGTAGTAGAAATTTAACATTCCAAACTAATGGCACAGAACGCATGCGTATTACTGCTACAGGCGTAATTCAATCCAGCGATGGAACAACAACTGGTGAATGGTATCCTAGTGGTGGTGTGCAATATTTCGGAACATCTACAAATCATCCAATACAATTTTTTACAAATAATGTTCTTGCCATGAGACTGGATGCCTCAGGTAACTTGTTGGTGGGTAAGACTACTGCATCTATAGGAACTGTTGGGTGTGAGTTAAGAAACGATGGATATATATTAGGTGTAAATGACGGAGATGCACCGTTATTTTTAAATAGAAAATCATCTGATGGTGACATTGCAAAGTTCTACAAAGATGGCTCACCAGTTGGAAGTATTGGTACAAATTTAAGTGATTTAACTATAGGTACTGGAGATACAGGAGCAAAATTTGTTGATGGTTTTGATACTATTGTGCCTTTTAACACTTCTACCAATTCAGAATCAGACGGAGTTGTTAGCTTTGGAGCTTCAGCAAATCGCTGGAAAGACCTCTACCTTTCAGGCGGTGTTCATCTAGGCGGTACAGGTTCAGCTAACAAACTTGACGATTATGAAGAAGGTACTTGGACTTTATCAATAACAACCACAGGTCTTCAGCCAACAGTTACTATAGGTAACACAACTGGCAGATATACTAAAATTGGTAACAAAGTTACAGCTACTATTTATACATCTGCACTAAACATAACTGTTGCAGGAAGTGGTGCTTTAAAACTTGATGGACTACCTTTTCAGTGTTCTGGTCAAGCTCGGTCTTATGCCGTGCCTAGTTTTGGTCATACAAATTGTTTTACAGACGAGGCTGAAGGATATGTTGCTATAAATACAACTTATATAATAGTTACTCCTGTAAACAGTGTAAGTAATAACTCTTTAGTAGTTGGAAGTCCAAAATACATGATGGTGACAGTAACTTATTTTACAGATTCATAATAACTAATATACCTAGTGGATTCTAGGTACAGACAAAAGGAGAAAATAGAATGGCAATAACAAAAGAATTAATAGAAGATAAAATAGAAGTTGTAGGAGACTACAAAACTATTCAAGTAAGAACAGCTACTGTAATTAAAGAAGGCACAGAAGCTAAAGGATATGTAGAGCTTTCAAGGTCTTTTCATAGACACGCACTAGAATGTGTAAGCTCTGTAAAGAATGATGACGATAGTTGGACTCATACAGATACTGATGTATCAGGAGAGTCTACAGAAGTTCAAGGCATAGCAAATGCAGTGTGGACAGATGAAGTTAAAGAAGCTAAGAAACTTACTAATGAAAGTTCATCATTATAATTTCTTAGTATATAATTTAATTTTAATAAACTTATAGGAGAGACTAATGAGTAACGAAGAAAATAAGATGGAAAACCAAGAACCAGTAATAATTACATTTAATGATGTTGAGTACAGAGCTGCTGATCTAAATGAAGATCAAATGGCTATTGCAGCTAAGTTAAATGTTGCTGGTAAGAAATTAGCTAGACTTCAAGAAGCCTATGATGACTATGTCATTACAAATGAATATAAAAACATTTGTATTGAGTCATTTGATAGAGCTGTCAATACTGAAGAAGCTGAGGTTGTTGAGAAAGAATAATGGCTACTCGTAAGACTGCTAATGATGTGGCTGCTGACCTTGCAAAACATGATGCAGTATGTCAGGAACGCTGGAAAACTATTTATAGAAAAACTGATGATTTACAAGCATCAGTCAATAGTATGAAAGGGTGGCTATTAGCAGGTCTTACAACAATACTAATTAGTATGTTTACTTTAGTCCTCAGAGGTTTAATTTAATTTTAATTAATATATGATAGACAAACTTATCGAACCAGTCAGCGACATTTTAGATAAATTTGTTGTTGATAAAGATTTAAAAACAAAACTTTCGCATGAACTACAAAAAGAACTTATATCTTTGGATAAAGCACAAATTGCTCTTAATTCTGAAGAAGCCAAAAACAGGAACTGGTTTGTATCAGGAGCAAGACCCTCTATCTTATGGATTTGTTCATTTAGTTTGGCTGTACATTATTGTGTATTGCCTATTGCAACTTGGATAGCTGTTGCCAATGGACTTGATTTAAAACTTGAGGCTCTTGAGTTTGATTTTTCGCAACTTACTACAATCCTTTTATCTCTTCTTGGGATGTCATCACTTAGAACCTTTGAAAAAACAAAAGGCGTTCACACAAAATAATATGTTAGACAATGTAAAAGAAATGCTAGTTAAGCATGAAGGCTTATCTTGTAATTTATACAAATGCACCGCAAATCCGCCTAGAAATACAATAGGTGTAGGGCGAAATCTTGATGACAATGGCATATCAGAAGATGAAGCTATGTATCTTCTTGATAATGATATTAAAAGAGTCATAGAGAGCCTAGACAAGCACTGGCATGTTTGGAGAAGTTTCCCTGAGAAGGCTCAATTGGTTTGTATTGATTGCACCTTTCAAATGGGCATACAAGGATGGATGGCTTTTAGACATACAAGAGCATTAATGGAGATGGATTGCTGGCTAGAAGCATCAGAGGAGATACTTAGAAGCAAATATGCAACACAAACCCCTAATAGAGCAGCTTACAATTCAAGGCAGTTAGCCTTATGTCAAAATGCCAAGAAAGACATCAGATCAACATCAGGCTAATTCAAGACTAGGTGCTTTGGGTGAATCCCTAGTACAAACATTCCTTTTGGAATATGCAGACTTCTGCTTCCCAACCCAAGAAAAACATCCAGCAGATTTATGTTTTGAGCTGAATCGTTGTATGTATACAGTGCAAGTAAAAAGCAGAAGAGCTACTAAACAGAATAAGTTTGTCTTTGCTGCTGAGAACTCAAGATCACAATCTGAAACCTATAAGAATTATCATTGTGATGTCCTGGCTTTTGTATTCTTTTATAAAGATCAAAAGAGAATCATGTTTAAAGCAAATACATCATCACAAAACTATTTCACCTTTGACAAAAAAGTTATCACTGAATCCATGGAGTTAGATTCTCTAAAAGAAACGCTAGACAATCTAAGCTCCGTACCTGTTCTTAACCCCATAATATAATCCTTGCTTATTATATAAATATAATTTAATATATTTATATTAATTAAGGAGAGTAATTTATGATTGAGAAAATACAAATATTAGTCCTATTAGCAGTAGCCTGTTATCTATGTTATGGAGTCGCATTAATAATTAAGGATAAAAATAACAAATGAGAGAAATAACATTAAACGAAGTAGGTAAATTAAAACCATTGATCTTAACTAAAAGGCAAATAAGGGGTTACTACAAAGACTACCTTACTGGAGAGAACAAAGTGCAAACAGCAAATGAAGAATATGTTGTTAGAGACTCTTTAACAGAGATTGCATATTTAATGGGTGAGCAAAGATGAAGATAGAATCACTAAAGAACTTTACAGCAGAAAGGAAAGGACAAGCACTTATCTATAAAGATATACCTAATGAAGACTATCATGCAGGTGTAGGTATAAGCAGTAGTTATATTAGAAGATTTGGTCAATCACAATTACATGCTGTAGAGCATAAGCAAGAAAGCACACCAGCACTAAAGTTTGGGACAGCAGCACATTCTTTGATCGTAGAAGGCAGAGAGGCTTTTGACAAAGAAGTAAAGGTTGTTAGTGGCTCTCCTTATACAAAAGCCTACAAGGAAGAGAAGGCTGATTATGAAGAGCAGGGGTATATAGTATTAAAAGAGGCAGAGCTTGAACTACTAGAAAGCATGAAGGCAAATATGATTTACGAAGGTAATGCTTACTTAAATGCTAAAGGCAAAGTTGCAGAAGCAAGTATCTATTGGTATGAGGATGATGTGCTTTGTAAATGTAGACCTGATTTGATGTGTCCTCCTTTAAGCCAACCTAACTCTGACAGCAAGATAGTTATAGTAGATTATAAAACTACTATATCTTGTGAACCTTATGCTTTTAATAAGTCAGTTAGAAAGTATGGATATGACATGCAGGCCTCCTGGTATAGAAGAGGTTTAGAGTCAGCAGGGTACAGCGTAGATGGTTTTGTATTCATAGCTCAAGAGAAAGTACATCCTTATGCATCTAAGGTATTTAGAATCACAAAGGAGCAAATGGACTATGCCTGGAAAATAATGGGTAGATATTTAGAGGAATACAAAGAATATCAACAAGGTAAGCCTTTAACTATCTATAACAGTCCTAATATTGTTGATTTGGTTTTTTAAATGAAGAACAGAAATTTAAACAACCACGATAACTGGGAAACGCCTAAAGAATTATATGATGATTTAGATCGAGAGTTTGATTTTGATTTTGACCCTTGTCCTCTGTTTGCAGATTTTAATGGTCTTGATATCCAGTGGGGTCAAAGAAATTTTATAAATCCACCATACAGTAGAAACTTAAAAGATGCTTTTGTTAAAAAGGCAATAAAGGAATCAAAAAAAGGTAAATTATGTGTTTTGTTGCTACCTGTTAGCACTAGCACTATTTTGTTCCATGATTATATCCAACCCAATGCAGAGGAAATACGATTTATAAGAGGAAGAGTTAAATTCATAGGAATTAATACTTTTGGGGAAAAAGTAACAAATAAGGCTGGTATGCATGATTCTATGTTGGTTGTTTTGAGTAAGGGCAAATAGATAATGAGAGTATTTAGATTTATGGAGAGTTTATCCTTTGCCCTTAACAAGATTATAGGACATGAAACGGATATAAACACAAAAGAAGTGGTAAAAATCTTAAATTAATATTAATATGAAAAAGGAGAGTTAGAATGGATGAGAAGATAAAAAAAGCACTATGGATATCTGAGGACTTGCATAAAGAGATCAAGATATTCGCAATACAAAACAACATGACTATTGAGTCTGCTTCGCAGATGGTTTTAAAGCTAGGTATGGTTTCTTATAAGGCGGAGAAAAAGAATGGGTCAAAATAGTAAAGCAGTAGCTAAAAGAAGAGAAGAATTAAAAGCTGAGAAGTTAGATAAGCAAATTGCTTATTACTATTTCCAAAAGGGAGCTGGAAGTCACTACAGAGAAATACAATACCAAAGTGGAAGGGTTGTAAGGACTGATTTCAATGCTTGACTGGATTCTATATTTAGTTGGTGGTTTTGTTGGTCTAATGGCAATAGCAACAATAGTCAGTGTAGTAGCTGCAATTTATATACTTAATAAGCTAGATTAATGGTAAACAGTAGAAACAAAGGAGCAGCATTTGAGAGAGTTATATGTAACAAACTTAACGCTGTCCTTGAATCTAAAGGTATTGATACCAGGGTTAAAAGAAACCTTGACCAGTATCAAACAAAGGGCATGGCTGATATATATTTTGATAAGTTCGCTATTGAATGTAAAAGATATAAAGAGAGTGCTAAGAAATCAATGTATAAGAATGAATGGTGGAAACAAGCAGTTGAGAGTGCTGGTGATAACCTAATTCCTATACTAATTTATAAATATGATAGAAAGCAGATAATGTGTGTGATTCCCTTGTTCTTGGTTACATCAGTTGAAACACCAAACTGGGAATGTACTTACCTCTGCCCACTATCAGAAATATGTGAAAATTTAGATGAAATCTTACAAAAAGCAAATGGACTTAAATAGCTATTTGCTACAGGAAGATTTTGAAGAGTTTTGTAGGAAAGCCTACGAAAGAATCCAAGTTGCATGTGATGTCTTTGGTATCACAAATGATGAGGATTATTATAGTTTCAAGGAGAGGAATTACACTAGACTTGAAGCTGATTACTTAAATAGTATTGAAAGAACAATACACTAAACCATAGGAGAGTATTATGGATATATTAGGAGGAATGTCGAATTCCACTGAAGGACAGCAAGTTTATCTTGCTTTTAAAACTGCCGATCAACAATTTTTTGTTAATGGCAAAACACCAATTGATTTTAAATATTTGCAGTTAGACCCTGCAACATTTAGAAGTGGTTGGGGTAGATATAATGGAGAGTACCAGTATGTATGGGATGAGAAGTTTGGTAATGCAAACGACAAACCAGGAGAGGATTGGAAAAGAGCATTTAGCTGTTGCGTTATGCCACATGGACATGACCATGCATTAATATGGAGTAGATATACTTTTGCTGAATCTAGTGCTTTTAATAAGATACTAAGTAGCTTTTGGAATCAGATGGATGCAAATAGTGATTCACTGCCTGTCGTTGAGTATAAAGGCTCAAAAGAAATACAGGTCGGAGTAGGTAGATCATCAGAGCTAACTTTTGAGTTTTCTAAGTTTGCACCTAGATTTGCTAACTTTGAAATACCTGCACACTATGGCAAAGAAGATGAGGAAGTAGAAGATACTTTCAAGAGTCCTAATGATGGTCTTGCAGAAAAAGTGCAAGAGATGGTCGATAAGAATGAATTATCAGATGACGATATTCCTTTTTAAATGGAACATATTGATTGGCAAAGAATAGCTCCTGACGTTGCAAAACAACTACTAGGAGAACCTACTAGCACCTCATCTAATGAATTTAGATGGGGTCGCAAGGGGAGTATGTGTCTCAACCTATCAGAGGGAACTTTTTACGATCACGAAGCAGGAGTCGGTGGGGGAGTAATAGATTTAATAAAACATCTTAATCAAGATGTAAATACAGTTTTAAAACAGTTTGGTCACGACTTAGCATTACAGTCTAATGACTCCTTACTAACTGGCTTCAGTCCCCCTAAACCTGAAGTCAAAAGTAATGCTAGGTCGTTCTCTAGGGAGCAAATGGTTGACTTGTATAGACAAGCAATCGTTAAGTTAAAGTATGCTGATAATTTTATGGTTCTCAGGTTTCCTGAGGGTCATGCAATTAAACAGAAGTATGCTCCCTTTACACTAGGTATTGATGGCACATGGTCTTTAAAACGCCCTGACAGTCCGCTTATGCCTATTTATCATACAAACGATTGTCCTGATAAGCCTATTGTTATCAACGAAGGAGAGAAAGCCTGTAGGGGTTGTGAGAGCATTGTCAAAGGCAAATTAGATTCATGTACTTGGCATGGTGGTGTTAATAGCTGGAAGAAAGCTGATTGGACACCTATATTAAAAAGAGAAGTATGGATATTTCCTGATAATGATAAGGCTGGTAAAGATTGTGCTGATGAGATAGCAGAGTATTTAAGGAAGGCAGGATGTAAGAGAGTAAAGATAATACAACCACCAAAAGATTTTAAAGAGAAGGATGATTTATTTGATGCACACGAATCAGGTTATTTTGCATCATCTGATGATTTTATTAACTTTGTAAATAATCAAAAGGAAAAGCTACCCAAGGGTGCTTTAAGGTTTGAGAGAGCTGACTTTGTGTTATCCCAAGTATCTAATCCTGACTGGCTTATAACTGATGTCTTTGAACGCAATAGACTGATAACAGTCTTTGGAGAGCCTAAATCAGGCAAATCGTTTATATCTATTGCTATGGCATGTGCTGTAGCAAGGGGTGATGAGTTCTATGGACATGCTGCTAAAAAAGCACCTGTAGTATATTTAGCAGGAGAAGGAGTTGCAGGAATTCGTAGGAGATTGGCATGTTTCCACCAAAGTGAATATGGCGGTAGTTTAGATGGAGCACCATTGTTTTTATCTAATAGAGGTTCAAGAATCAATGAGCCTGAAGAGTATCAGAAGCTAGAAGATGAGATTAATTTACTCAAACAAGACTTAGGGCAAATCGGTTTAATTATCTTTGATACCTTTCAAAGAAATTTCTCAGGAGATGAAAATTCTGCCCAAGAGGTCAATAAGTTTGTTAAAGCCGCAGATCAGTTGATACATGACTTTGATTGTACTGTATTGCTTGTACATCATACTGGTAGAGGTAACAAAGGAAGAGCTAGAGGTAGTTCTGTACTTGATGCTTCTATTGATGGAGAGTTCTTAGTAGAGAGAAAAGGTACTAAGCCTGATGATGATAACTCTATGTTAGTTACTATGAAGCAGACTAAAAACAAAGATGGCATGGGTATGGCAGAGAAGAAGTTTGAGTTCCATGAAGAGACTTTGATTGGCGAAGGTCTTAATGTTACTTCAGGATTGCTTATTGAGACAGATGTTGATATTAAAACCATCAAAGATATAGAACATGACATTGATATCAAGATAGCAGATAAAATGTATTCACTAGCTATGGCAATAGCAAAAAGTGATAACTGCAAGCCTGAAGATGTATGGTTCACATACACAACCTTTAACAGTGATTTAAAGGGAGTACATCATCTAAAAAATGCAAAAGATGTGCCATATAAGAAATACACAGTAGATAATTCTCTAAGAAGAATGGAAAAGCAAAAAATAGTAGAAAAGAATAAAAAAGGAAATGGCTATAGGCTGGTAGATGCTGATTTTACAAGTTTTAACGAGGGTGTGTAAATAAAGTGTGTAAAGTGTGTAACTGTGTAAGATACATTATATTAGTGTGTAGAGTGTGTAGTAGTCCATAGGACTACACACTTACACATTATTATGTATAGCACAAAGGAATAGTATATGAGTAATTATTATGATGAGGCTTTAAAAGATAAACTTAAACAATTAAGAATCTGCGAAGCAGAAGCTAAGGTTAAATGGGGTAACTGGAAGCGTATCTATAAAATGGTAGGCGTAGACTTTGAGATTAAGTTTTTAAAAGCAGAGCAGATATTAAAAACATCTTTACAAAAAGATACGATCAAAAAGCAAATCAGTATGGTTGATATGATGATTAGAGCCTATGAACAACTAAATATTAAATGTGAAGAAAGTGGTTACATTATGATTCAACCAAGTACCAGGTGTTTTACTTTTGATAAGAAAACTGCATTGATATGTGATACTGATGATGAGAAGCCAGTTTTAGAATTAATACACAAAGATGAGAAGGATATTATGATATTTAGTATTGAAGAACTGCTTAGGTGTATACCCCAGGATTTCATGAGAGCAAAAGAGATACTAAGCAAATTAGATAAATCTGTAAATTTTCAAAGAGTTGATTATGTCTAGTTGGCATGGTGGCAAGGGCAGTTCTCGTAGAAGAGAAGATAAAAAGAAAATAGATGCAAATTGGGATTTAATATTTAAGAAAAAGGAGAAAAGTATGAATTGTTGGTATTGTGGAACTGGACTTATATGGGGTGGAGATCACGATATAGGAGATGAGAATGAAGAATACGATATGGTCACGAACCTATCTTGTCCTGATTGTAAGGCCTATGTTGAGATTTATATGCCCAAAGGAGAGGCAAATGAGTGATTTCATAAACAAACCCCCTCATTACAATCAAGGCAAATTTGAATGTATAGATTATATAAAGCAACAGTTAGGTGCAAATTTCCCTGCATATCTTGAAGGTAATGCCATAAAGTATCTACATAGACACAAATATAAAGACTCAAACATCCAAGACTTAGAGAAAAGTATTTGGTATATTAATAAATTAAAAGAACATTATGAGAACCTATAATGAGCAACAAACCGCAAATTGATGTTTCGCAACTAAAAAGGCAAATCGACAAAGGCAAATCACTAAACGAGGTGGTCATGTCTCTTGGTAAAAGCAAATCGACTATTTTAAAAGTTGCTAACGAAAATGGTTTAAAGTTTGATAAAAAGTCTCCTTGGGCAAATTTGTAATTAAGGCAAATTTACTGTTGAGGCAAATACTGTTTTAAGGCAAATATGGATATACAAGTAAAAACTGATCTCAAACAATTACAAAAAAAGTTAGATATTCTTCGTGATAAAACCTTCAACAAGGTTATGAGTGAAGGAATTAATCATACTAGTGCTATAGTTGTTAATGCACAAAGACAACAATTATTAAAAAAACTGCACAAACCTAAAAAAACATCTATCACTGCTATTGTAATGTCTAAGTTTGCTAAACCTAATAAACGTGGTCTAAAGGCTACAGTTAGAGTTAAAAGCTATGCTACAAAGTTTTTGTATTATATTTATACTGGCGATAATGAACCTGCTAGAAGTCAAAGCTATCCCTCTCCAACAAAAGATGGAAGGGTTAAGGCTAATACTTTTGGCAACATTGTTACTCAAAAGGGTATTATTAAAAGAGTTGATAAAACAGAAAAGAGCAACAGAAAAGGCTCACGTTTTGTTGGTGTACCTAAAGGTAAAGGCTCTAAGGTCTATGGTATATGGGAGAGACAAGGACAAAAGGGTAGAGAGGGTTTAAACCTTCTTGTTGCATTTACTCCTTTTATTAGGCATAGAAAGTTTATTGATTGGTTTAAGTTGAGTCATAAGGTAGTTAAGAACAATCTTTACAAAGAGGTTAACAAGCAAATGATTAAAAGAGTTAAGAGGGTAATGAGATAAAGGCAAATTTACCATAGAGGCAAATTTACCTTTACCGCAAATTTACCATAGAGGCAAATTTACCTTTACCGCAAATTTAGTACACAATCATACTTAGTTCTGCATCATCATTGAGACCTGCATATTTGGTTACATACTTTGTTTTATCCTCATCAATTAACCAACAACCATTTTTATCTTTTTTTACTTTTCCGTTTGCATGTTTTTTATGCACCACCTCCCTTTCAGTATATTCAAAAGTTAGTTCTTGGATGTCTAAGTCCTTGCCACTTAAATCTAAACCATAAGTTATTTCTATGTGGCTTTTTATCATCTCTCTTATCTCATCTCCCCATATTTTAATTTCCATTTTTTTCTCCTTTTTTTAAACCTTCCATTAAAAACTCCCAGTCTTTCAGATCTTCATATTCCTCAACAGACTGCAAATTTAGTTGTATGCTATGCCCATTAGTACAGGCAAATTCTAATTCTGAAGATATTGAATGATTTCCTGCACTTCCTATAAATGCACTGATATTGTTTGAAAAACAATTTATCAACTTAACCATATCGTCAATGCTTAATTGATTTGATAGTTCATAGATGTTATCTGCGTTATATTTATTGTTACTCATTAGTCTTGCTCCTTAAAATAGTTTTCTATTATGGTTAATTGTTTTTGTATGTGTTCTAAGTCTTTGTCTAATTCATTTGTGCTTTCAAAATTATCATCTTGTAAACAAGCAATAGAAATACTTGCTTCT